TGTATGCTCCACCGGGAAGAGATTCAACTCTAGAGGAGTTACCACTACGGACTGGGATGAAATAGTCTTCATCGATCGACAGTGGGTTATATCTGAGATCTACACGTCCTGAGTCTGTGTCCACCAATTGGTTTCTTTTCATCTGAGTAGTCACTCGCTGCATGAACTGCTCCACATCTTGTGGTGCAATATTACCAACATCGATATAGAATACTCTTCGTTCTGGAGATCTAACGATACGGTATGCCATCATTGCGTCTTCAAGTAACGTAAGCTGTCTCCATATACGACGAGCTCCTTCTAGAATAGATGTGCCATATGGCGCATATTTGTCGTTACCTAATACACGAAAGTGAGCTACCTGCCAGTTTTCAAACGTTACGCCACCAGAGTTCCACTGGTATTGGACATAGTTTGGGTTTGCTTTGTCTTCGCCTTCCAATCTTTCAATTTCGTCGATTGGCAAAGAAATAACATTCTTGATTCCCATTGACTCGTCGATATCTAGATAGAGTAAGAAGTCTCCGAACTTACAAAGAGAACGACACCATCCAAAAAGATTTGATTCTATGTTCAAGATGTTGTTATATAAATTATCTAAAACTAACTTTATTTCATCGTTTGGGCATTTAATCTTTAACATCGGAGATAAGTTTGTAGATGTAGTCATCTCGTCTGCATAAATGTCCAAAGCAGAACAAATTTCTGGAGTATACTCCATTTGTTCAAAATCAATGTACCTTTCTACACGATTTTGGTTTGCCATAATGTTGGCGGTTAAATTCTCATATGGGTTGTAAGAAGTCTTCTTGAAATCTAGTCCCATTGCAGATTGAAAATTATATTTGTCTAAGTCTCCTCTGCGGTATCGCCTTTGAAGTTGCGCTCTTCTATTAACCAACGGCGCAGATAGAAGTCTAGTAAGTCTTCTATACAGTCTGCTTTGTGGGTTTCTAGGGTTTTTATTTTTATCAGCCATATTTTATCCTTTAAATATCCATGCAAATTTATCTAAGTTTTTCTTGTGTTGTTCTAGATTGTTGTTGTTGGGCATTTCAAATGAAGATTGATTTTTATCGTACCCGACTTGTCCTTTAATGTTTGTATTTAATCTGGTGTTTGTGTATACCATTGAATTAAGCATTGCTTTCTGCAATTCCTCGCCCCGTCTAGAAGCGATAATCGCTGTGTCTCTTACCCAGCATGCAATTGCTAGAGCCATAACTAAGTCATCGTTGTATCCTTTCATAGCTTGAGGTTTTCCCAAATACCAAATAAAAGTCTTTAATTCGTTCAATAAACGTAAAGAATTTATAGTAATTAGTTTGTTTCTGATGAACTCCTCCAATTTGGCAATAATTAATGGACGAGTTTTCATTGAAGTTGTAAACCCTGCAATTGCACTTGTGTTTCCAATTGCGGCAACTTGATCAATATGCTCGTTCGATCCTTTGACACTATAGTACAAATTTGGATATTCTAGATCAATTAACTTTTCTAGAACTGAATATCCAATATTGTTATTTTCCACAACCAGCAGACAATTTCCATACTCTCTTCCAGCGGAAAATAAAATATTCGCAAAATCATCAATACTTGGTTTTCCTCTGTATTCTGCAACAATTTCCATTGTATCTGCTTCTATGGTGTGAAACACAGAATAGTCAGCTCCGTCACCTCTAGCAACGTCGGCAACCAATAAATATTTCTTTCCATTCTCGCATTCTTTCCAAATCCAATAATTTCTATCAAATCCAACTCTATGCTTTGGTTCACATATTGTCTTCTCTATTCTGTCAATATCTGTCGGAGATATGACAGTTTCTCCAGAAGCGTTGAAGTTACACTCGTACTCCTGTGCAATTTGCCTAGGAGACATATTTTTGGTTTCAACTTCAAACCACTTACTGTTTCTGTCCGGATGAAGTGTCCAATGTAACTTTGTCGGAAAGAATAAGTTCGATCCAGCTTCTGAATCGATGTAGGTTGTGTGAAACCAATTACCGACACCATTCGGCGTTGACAATGCGATGCAACGTCCACCAGTTGAGATCGTAGGGTAGATACCTGTCCACAGATCTCCCATGTCCGGAATGAATGCTGCCTCGTCAAGTACGAGGAGGGATAGTGCTTCAGAACGTCCTGCGTCCCCAGAAGTGGACGAGGCTTTGATCTGAGAGCCGTTAGAGAGTTCAAAGGAGGTTCTATTGTCTACAATGATCTTGGCTATCTGCATCCACTCTGGGAGCGTCTTAACCATCTCTTTAACTTTCTTTACAAGGTTCGTTGCTGTCTGCAATTTCGTGCAGAGAATAAGAACGTTCTTGTGCTTGTGGAACATCATCAGCCAAGCGATATGGGCTGCGACAATTGTCGATATTCCCATCTGCCTAGCTTTGAGTACAACGTTAAATCTGTGCTGCTCTAGATCTCTTAATAGATCATCTTGAAAGTCATATGTATCGAAGCGTACAAGTCCGTGAACCGCATGTGGTATACGGCAAAAATTATTGACAAAGTATTCTTGATCTTTGCCACACTTTAAGATCTCTTGGACTGCCTGTTGTTTCGATATCATTAGCTCTCATTTTTTGCTGTGTAATTTGAGGGCTTCTTTGCCTTCTCACGCCCCATTGCTAGAAAGTCTTTGATTGCTTTATCGACTCTATCTTCTGAAGGCTCTAAGATTGCTTCTGATTCGATATTGCCAATTACAAAAGATTGGTAGCCGCAAGTTGAAACTCTTTGTCTACTGATCGGTTGCATCTTAACATCTACTTCAGATGGCTCTTTGAGGCTCAGTGCGTCGCCTGTTACCTTCTTATATTCTTTCTTAAGAAATTTTACAATATCCGCTATGCTTTGTTCAACATCACCGGCAGTATCAGCGTTGCTAGCTTGCTTAGCAGTATATTCTGTATGATATATTACCGTGAGTTGGTTGCCCATTACCTTGACATTGAATCCGTCAATGACTCGGCTATCTGTGATCGGACATCCTTCTTCTCTTCGAAGTCCAATTTTCTTTGCCATATCATCTTCGACAAACCTTTCGTCGTGTGCTCCATCATAAGCATTAGCTGCTGCTTGATGAATTCCTTGTACTATTTCGTATGTTGTAGCCATATTATTTCTCCTTGGGTGGGCGCCACCCTGCTAGCCATCTTTCTTCTCTTCCTTCTACCCATCTTATATAACATGCTTCGCAGCATTCAAATTTGTGCATATAAAAATCATCGGCTTTATTAAAAGAGTAAGTTGAACATGCAGGACAGGTTCTATTACTTTCACTATTAAGTAGTCTTTTTGGCATTAAAAATCCTTCAGTTTCAACTAAATCATTATCTTCGTGATATTTTGAAACTTTTGTTTGAAACTTTTTGGTTGACTCAAGATATTCTTTCTCTTTTTCATCATCCCAGCCGGCATTTGGATTTTGTATTGCTTCCTTTCCGTACTTCTTTCCTATTGCCTTTTCATACTTTGCAACTTTGTTAGTATCTTTTAATTTCATTCTACTGCCTCTACGCCTTTGATAATACCAATCGTCAAGCCAATGCCCACAACCACTCCAGCTGCAAGATACCAAGGGCGATCATTCTTGTTAGTTTTTCTTAACTGTTCTTCTAGAAGAGCAATTCTTTCATCTGACTGTAAGGTTATGCTATCATTTTCTTTCTGAAGGAATTCAACCTGCGATTCTAAATCCTTAATCTCAAAGGCATGCTTTTCTTGCTTCAAGCCCAACTGATAATCTAATTCTAGATCACACTGCATGTCATAGTACTCAGGTAGTGTGAGTAAGTATGCAGTGGCAGGATCATTAAATAACGTGCCTTTAAACGGCGCTTTCATTCCGGGCTCCAAATACGTAAATCTACCATCCTCGGCATATGCTAAAGACGGTATTAATAATACGATTGAAAGTAGTATTTTATTCAACATATTTAAACCCAAACTTAGTTTCTATATTAGTAATTAGTTCTTCGGGCTTTTCTAGAAGTATCTGTTCGATTTCTTCTTGTCTTTCTCTTCTGTCAGTTTTGATTTCTTTTTTTTGGGTGTCGTAGTCATTCCTAAGATCTTCCACCCTTTGAATATATTGTTCGATAGCTTCATCTTTTTTTCTTATCCTTTCTTCGTGAGCTTTGTTTAAATCTTCTATTCTCTTTTCATATGTCTGCGTTGTTTCAATGTGCAACTTATGCAAAGAGGCATAGTCCATTTGTCCTTTTATATAGAAAAAGGAAAGTAGAGTCACAATAAGTAACTCTTTCCAATTCCTTTTTATATAGTCTAATACTTGAGATTTGACTTCAATCTTTATCATGAGCCCTTCATTTTGGCGATTGCGTCAATAACTGATTGTCCGCCAATGTACAGAGCGGATATCATAATCCAGTCTGCTGACTCGATTAAGCTAAATCCCATAAGAGCAGTAGCAACTGTCCAAACCATAAGTTTACGACTAGTAACTTTCTCTAACCAAGTATCAACTAATGCTGCTTGTTTTTCTTTAATTTCTTCCATTGTCATAATTTCTCCTTTTATTATTTTTTCTTCCTAAATAAGAAGTTTTTGAGTGTAGCCAAAAGGCCTTTGCCTTTAAGCTCCAGTCCCATCTTTTTAAACCCACCAGACATTAGCCACGCAACAAATCCCGCAGCAACAGCACCAATTGCTATAGCCGCAAGTATTGTAGGATCTAAAGACATGATTGTCGTTACGACTGTCTTTGCGCTGCCCATTACTGTCTTAAAGAACGCACTAACAGATGTAGGATCCATAATCGTTACATCGGGTATTGGTAAGCCGGCAGCTTTAAGCGCTGATATGATGTGATTTACAGTTTGAACTGCAAAGTCGCCAACTTGCCCAGCTGTTCCTAAAATTCCTTCAAGAGCCGACATGATGCTAGAAATTAGCTGTCCACCCCATTGTGTCTGTGTTAGTATGGTTCCTAGGATACTAGTTGCTGCAGCTGCTCCTCCAGTGATTACAAATACTTCTCTGATCGTACCCAAAATCAACTCCAACAGTCTTTTGATGGTATTGACTCCTGCGGTTAAAGTTTTGGAGAGCATGCTCTTAATCTTTTCTTTGATTTTGCCAAAGAATTCTTTTAGCAATTGTAATTCTTCTTGAGTTACATCCCCGACTTGCTCTTTTAAGATTTCAAAAAACTTTGTGTTTTCCAAATCATTAATTTGTCTTTCTATCATTCGAATTTGTTGCTCATTGATTACGATGCGCATTTCCTCTTGGATCACGGTGCTTAAATACTCTTTTGTAACAATCATTTTTGTTTCCTCTTATTGTTTAACGTGGGCATATCCATCTTTTTGATCAATAACGATTTGCATATCAACACAATCTTTTAGTGAATCTAGATGGGATATAAGTAAAACTGTTTTAAAGTTTACTTTAATTAGTTCCAACATGCGAATAAACCCTTCCATATTTTCTTCATCTAGAGCAGTTCCGGGTTCGTCAAGTATAAAAATGTCGCCTTTTGGCATCGAAGAGACTGTTAGAAGTGCCATACGAATAGCCATGGCAGCAATTGTTTTCTCGGCTCCTGAGCCCATCTCTAGAGGGCGAGCATCGTGCTTTGGGTGCTTAATATAAATTTCAATTTTATTGCCGTCAACTTCAAAGAAAATATTAAAGTCTACAATATTGGCAATTGTCTTTGATATTTCTTCATTGATAATCGGTAATTTCTTTTTAATAATGTCAAATGCAATTCCATTTGAGTGCATACTTTGCATATACAAATCATATGCAGAATACTGCGATCTGTACTCTTCCAATTGATCTCTCTGATCTTCAAGGTTCTTAATTGCTTCTTCGATTGAGCCGGTTTGTTTGTAATAATCCAATCGCTCTAATTCGCATTTCGCTAGTAATCTCTTGGTACTCTTCAAGTTGGATTCACAATCTTCCCTATCTGCGATCAAAGACTCTAAGTTATCAATAGCTTCTTTGTTTTCTTCATACTGTTGTTCTTCTGAATTTAACTCTTCTAATTCTTTTGTCAGCAGCTTGATTGTTGACTCGTCTCTTTCTATTTCTAGTCCGATCTCAGTAATTCTAGAAGATGTCTCTACTTTCTTGTCCAGTACTTGTTGATACTTTTTTAAATGATCTTGCACTTTATCTGGATCCAGATCGTCATAATCTTTCTCATATGCACAGACAGACTGTTCTAGATGTGCTAGCTCTGTTTCGATAGCAGGTATCTTTTTCTTAGCCAATTCCGCATCTTTTACAAATTTATTTTCTGAACAATATCTGCAATCCGGATCATACTCATGATCGTGCAACAACTCAACCTTGGAAGCATGGTTTTTATATTCCTTTTCTTTTATTTTTATTTCCTCTTTGAGATCTGCAAGTGACGATAAGATAGCATCAAGCTTCTCTTTTTTCTGTTTTAATTCGTCTATCGGGAAGGTTTCTGCAAAGCTACATAAAGCCTCATATTTAGAATTTTTTTGATCTTTTTCAAACTCTAGCTCTCTAATGTGATCATTTAAATCCGTCAATTGTGACTTTTTTGTAAAAATTTTATTTCTAACTTTTGCTATATCTATCATTTCTGTAGGCATTGAACTAATTTTAGACTCAATTTCCGACAGCGAAACATTAAATTGTTCCACATGTTTCGTTAAGTTTCTACAATCCTCCTCATGTCCGTTCAATTTCTTAGTTAATTTAGCTAATTTAATAATTTGCTGCTTAATCTCTTCCTTGAAATTTCTACCTTCTAGTTGCCTAAGCACTCCACGTACTTCTGCTGAGTCTTCTTTAGCTTGTCTATACTTCTTTTCAAATTGATTGAGATCAAGAAATTTTGCGAAGATCTCTTTACGTTTGGTTGCCCCTTCCGATATGAAATTGAGAGCACCGTTTTGCGAGGACATAGACGTCAATAGGAAGTCTTCTAGAGATCCAAAGCGGTTACGTATAGCTTTGTCCGTGTCGCTCCTTGTGAGTCCATTTAGAGGCTTTAATTCTTGTGTTATCATATCCTCTGAATAGAATGTAAGATTAGTCTTCGCTTCTGTCGTTTCTACGCCTCTGAGTTTCTTTGTATACTTTTCAACCTCTCTTTCGATTGTGTACCTCTGTTCCTGTACGGTAACATCAAGTTTTGCAAATCCTTTTTCTTTGTTTTGGTTGATGACGTTAAGGTTTTTCTTCTCGTTCTTTGATGTAGAGTTGAACATTGTAAACAGAATGGAGTCGATTATAGAAGACTTACCAGAGAAATTTTTACCAAATATCCCTACAATGCCATTGTGTGCAGTAAAATTAATTTCATTGCCCTCTCCATAGTTGAAAAAATTATTCCATCTTATCCTTTCTAACTTCCAATTAACGTTCCTAGAGATATCTTCTGACTCAACCACTGCGTCGTTGTATTTTTTATTTAACTTATAGACATTCTCCAACTCTTCTTCTGAGAGGTTGTATGGCTCTAGGTATTCCTCTATGAGCTCTTCTTGTACCTTGATGTCTCTTAGGTTGAGCTTTTCTACCTCACCGTCGTCTAAGTCCACTGAACTTCTAGAAGACGCTCTATTGAGGAATGTGACGGACTCAGGACTAAACTTATGTTTCACAACCTCTGTTGCTTTCTTAATCTGATCAATCGATAATGAACTGTCTGCAATGACACGAATTCGTGCTCCCTCTGGTGGGCTAAAGTTGGAGACATCTGGCTTACCATCAACGTCCAATTCTATATTCCATGATATGAATGGGCGAGGGTTCTTGAATACTATTGGCTTTATCTTCTTTTTTGTTTTACTGTGGATCTCCCATAACAATATTCCTTTGTCATCAGACTCACCAAAATTCTGCTGTACAGTTGAACCAGCATACCAGTACCTACCATTCTTATCTAACATTTGTCTCTGATGAATATCGCCTAACATAGCATAATCAAACTTTGAGAAGATTCCCATCGAATGATCTCCATGAGTCATAGCAAATCCAGTATCCGTTCTAGAGGAAAGGATGGCTCCATGATATAATGCGATATTAATATTGCTTTCATCTGTCGGGGCGATCCAATTATCTTCATCAAATACTGAGAGGACATTAAGACAGATCTTATCGTTTATCATTGTCTCTCCGGAATTCTTCAATAGATGAAGGTTGGGATTATCCAGCGCATTAATAATGGGCGTAATCGCATCTTGGCGTGAACTGTTCTTAAGATTACCGTCGTGATTTCCTAATATAATATATGTCGGAGCAATCTCAGCCAAATTATAAAAGAATTCTGATGCCATCTCCACAAATTCTGGTGAGATTTGCGTTTTAGTATGGGCGATATCACCACAATGGACAATATAGTCTACCTTTTCGTTTTTAAGTGTCTCGTATATTTGCGAGAATACTATCTTGTACTCATAATGGTACTTCAAGTTTCTAATATGTGTATCTGCAATGTGTGCTATTTTAATCATTAATCCTCCTATATGATCAATTAAATGGACATTATTCTTCTTTGTAGTATGTAATCATGATTGTCTCGCATCAAGACTGCATTTTCTTTTAGTTTCTGGAACTCTGAGGCGCCAATAGAAGCCACATCAGAGCCTTCAGGTATGTCCACCTTCCAAACTTCAATGTCGTACTTTAAAAGCGTCCTAGCGATCTTCATAGCCTTCTTCTCCGCATCTGGATCAAGGGCTATGAAGACACTAGAATCATTTTTTATTATGTGTTGAAATAATCTAGATTCTTCTCGTAAAGTCGAACCCAGTAAAGCAACAGCGTTTCCTGCGAAAATAGCATCGAATACTCCTTCTACTAATACTACGTCTGAATCCCAATCAATGTTTAATTCATTGAATATAATATTTCTAGATGCGTTGGGATTCTTATAACGCATCCAATGATCATTGTATGAACGAGCGATGAAATAATTAACATACCCGTCATAATCAAATGATGGGATGATAATCCTTCCTTCGTATTCCCCCTCGCTACAATAACCAATCTTGTATCTGAGAACGTCAGTCTTGGATAATCCACGATTTTGAAGATAGTGGAATGCTCTCAAGTCTGCGGGTGTAACTTTTCCAGTCAATGTTTTGAACTCTGTGGGAAGAGAGATCCGCTGAATTTCTTCCGGCTCTGCCTCTGCGAAGAGATCAAATTCTAGATTGGAATGATTGACGACTCCAGCAATCTTGTCCCATTGTTTAAGATTAGAAAAAGATCCAAAGCGTCTAACGACTCTTCTTATGTCTCTTCCTTTCGCATCACAAACCCAACACTTGTAAACATTCATATCAAAGTTTAAAGAAAACTTTTTCTTATGATGATTACAGTATGGGCAAGTATAGAGATGTTCTGAACTTTGTCTTCTAGGATATCCTAGGACATCATTTGCTATCTTTATCTTCTCCGCTATCATTATTCCCCTCGTTATAGATACAAACCCCAGCATATGCTACAACTATTGCGTCTGCGATATCGTCAGTCCCCGGTTGGGGATTTCCATAGCGTGTCAGCTTATAATTGAACTTGGGATATTTCTTTTTCACTTCATCAATAATAAAGTGCTTCTTATTTAATACGTTTCGGGGGATAGAAATATTCATTTTTTTTCTAGCAGAGTTTGAATGTATCATTCCTGCATGTAATTTCAGAAGATCGTGGATTGCATAACAACACATTCCATTAAATCTTTGGAGCTTTGCCATTGTATTCGCAGTTGTCTTTCCTCTACCGAACATCATGGCTGGCTGTTCTACAAATACTTCCGATATACAATAGTAGCTATCGATCGACTCTACTTTGTTTTTGAAATATTCTGCTCTTTGTTCTAGGGTTAAGTCTTTTTTAAACTTTAGCTTATCATATGTAACAAGCTTATGATCCACTGTCATGACAGCGAATCCGATAACAGCCGTACTGATATCAATTCCTAATATGTATGTTTTCATTTGTTTCCTTAAATATCTATTTTTAATTTGAAGCTAAATTCCCTGTCTTCTGTTTTCTTGACGGGCTTAGCCACTTTGGCAACGCCTAGAACGTTCATGTGTTCGTCATAGATTGCTACCTTTGAAATGTATGTATGCTTTTGAAATGCCTCTTCGTTGTTGTCGTAAGGACTATATACTGTGTTTTTGATTACAGCAGTGTCGTTTTCCAAATAGAAAGTGCCACTTCCGTTCGATGCTGTCGCATGCAATACTTGATCTGATTGTAAAAATGTAGGATTATTTGAATGATTCAGTTCGGCTCTTGGTGCATGGGCATACATCATAATTGTAGGGATATTCGTTTCACCTTGGAATGATATGCTTGTGTGCGTTCCAGTCAGTGCCACATTCTCAAAGCCAGTTATTCCAGATCCCCAGTAGCGCCATTGCGGAGTCTTTTTGTTTCCAGCATCGTTAATAAAATCTCTGGTAGTGGAATGTAGATCCCAGCTACCCGTCAGTAAAACAAAGCCTTCAGTGTACAGCACAACACCAGCAACAGATCCAGAGCCAGTAGAGCCTTCCGGAGCAATTTGGATCAGTTCTCCATTTTTGTTAATATCTTGTAGTTGTCCCACTAGTGTTCCAGAGACATAAAATTTTAAATCCATTGATCCTTTCTTGAGCCTAGTTCCATAAAATATAGATGGAATACTTATAAGATTTAACTCTTGTGTACTCTTGTTCCCTAGTGTGCCATTATATTCATAATGGGGAGAGAGGGTAATGTAGTGATCGAGTGTGTTCTTGAGTGCCACAACATGTCGGCGAGGCGCAGATGCTGTATAAAAATTTCTATACAATGAAGATGACATCGGATAAGCTCCAGTAAGTTCGGTTCCGTATATGGAATTTGCAAACTGAGTTGTGCTAACCGTTGCAAATGATTGTAACGAGCCATTCTTTGTGATGAATGGATATATGAAATTGTTAGATCCTGACAATTTGTCAATGTTTAGTTCGTATAAAGAAATATATCCAGATGGAACATTCAGACTAGCAGAATTAAATGATCCTGAGTCTGGCTGTTGATTGTTAATATACATTGTACCGGAATACATTGTAAATTCATACTTTGGATATAGTTTCAAACTATTAACAAATATTTCTTCTTCTTTAAATTTATATACACTCATATCTTATCATACGTTTAGGATGTCTTAATTATTCAACATTTTGAATTTTACATGTCATCATACAGTAAGTAGTTAACAATTGTTCTTTATTTGCGCCTTCATTTGAATATATCCACTCAAATGTTTCTTTTATACCGTCAATTAATTTTTGTAACTTTCTTGCCTCTTGGGATAGCCAATCGATGTGCTCCTGCCCTATGTTATCTAAATCAACTCCCAATTCTGTTGAAATCTCGTACATCGAAAACCAATCATCACTTTCAACTGCCTTTTTGGCTTCCCTAAACATTTTATGCTTTTGTTCTTCTTTGTTGATGTCGGGATGCGTTAGTTTGGCAATTTTCTTAAAAAGATTTTTTGATTGCTTTTTGAGCTTTGGGACTTCCACTGTCTTCTCTTTTTTGTATACATCGATTAGATTTTTTTTAACTTTTTCTTCTGAGGTTTCAAAGTTGCCAGTCTCCATAAACTTCGCCAAATCAGAATAAAAAAGCTTCCTTCTCTTTTGATGCTCTGCTTTGTGATAATCCAAATCAGCTTTCAAAAAAGACATTTTTTTTACCAACGTTCTGAACTTGAGTTGTATGGTTTCCATACAATAACTAGGGACTAGTAATCTAATCTCACCCTTAATGTCAATTCGTTTGTCGGATCTTTCCTTAGAGGCTCCGAAAGTTTAGCGACGGCTAGCAGTTCATTGTCTGCAGAATACAAGCCAACAGTTGTTATATAGCTAATAGGGCTATCATGATGATCAGTCTTAACGTGAATTTGAGAATTTGTTAAGTACGTTGGATTTGTAGAATAGTTAAATTCATTGTGATGTGCTCTACAAAAATATACTGTTGAGTTAAGTTCTGTTGTGTTATTAAACGAAAGGTTATAAAGTCTTTGTCTAATTGAATCACAAGAAGCTGACAATGCGCCAGAAACAAAAAGCTGATCTATGTTTTGTAAGCCGGTATCCATCTGTGTGATGCCGGTTGCAGGTGCAAGAATTCCGCCGCCTCCGCCTCCGGAGAAGTCACCATTTGCATCATTTGCTCCGCCGGCTACAGAGTAAGTTGTGAGGGCGTTTGTAATTGTTGTGTTACCAGTGGTTCCTGCTGTGTTTTGTGTGATAGTGATCATGAATCCACCAGTCACTGTTTGTACTGCTGAGACTGTTACAAGCGAAGCGAGATTGCTGGCTTCAATCCTATTTTTAAGATTAGTTAAGCCATTTTTGTTATCATTAATCGCAAATATATTTCCGGAAGTACTGGTGGCATGTGCTGTAAAGGTTGCGTTAGATCCGCCTGCTGCTATTATATTAATTGTTCCACCTGCTGTTGGCACACCAGATGCTTTAATTGTAACCGATGCGTGATTGCTTTTGAAAACTGTTGTCGGAATAACTGCTACGCCAGCTTGGTAAAATAGAAGCCCTGCTTTTACTGTTGTAGAGCCTGCAGTACTGTTTGCAGTGCTGTCGCTTAAGACAGTTGATCCAGCACTTTTTGCTGCGTATAATATTCCATAATCACCTGCAGGAGAGTTTACACGGTATTCATTTTGTGCCCCAGTATCTGATATTTTGATTCTCGCTGTAGCCATTGCGGTACCGTTTAAATTATGCTCTGCGGTGGATCCCAGTTCAATGCTAAAGGATCCTTTCTTGATTTCATCTTTTGTCAACAATCTAGCAAAATTAATAAAGATCACTTCTTGAAGCTTTGCACCTCCAGTGCCGCTGAGATCGCCATCTTCATCAAACATTTGAACGTTACCATTCTGATCATATCCCATAAGGACTTGTGCCATTTGGTTGTACATATTGACTTTTTTGGAGATCTCATTGTGTCCAGCAGTCGTACCACTTAAGGCGGATCCCGTCAAAGATCCGATTGCTGGTGCTATTCCGATAGAAAGATCAAAGATGTGATTTGCAGATGAACTCAAATAAGGATAATCATAGACGGATTGAAACTGTCCGTGAGTATAATTCTTAATGTTCTGTTCAACCTTTGGTGTGCTGTTGTCATTATAAGATCCACTAGCAATTGTTCCAGTAATTGGGATTGCTTCGTGTAGCAGTGTTTTGGTTGTAACGATATCGTTTGTCGATAAAGATTTGTAAGTTGTAGCCATAGTTTTAATCCATTCCTTTAGTTATTTTTTTTATGGGGTTGATTTCCATTTGATGAACCTAACTGGAAGTTCCATTGCGTACCCAGTCGTTGCGCCCATAATTCGAATTGTTGTATCGATTGTATAATGCGTGTCTCCACTAAAAACATTGTTTTGAGCCGGAGAAGCTCCTAGTCTATCAAAGTAGTATGTACTGTCCGTAAGTTGCTCAGATGCTTTGATGGAGAATTGTAGTCTAGATCCTCGCTTACCAGCTAACACAGAGTTATCTTGTGTACTGTTCGGATCTTGTGGATCCATGCTAGTGATATATCCCGTGTTTTGTCCACTGCTTATTGTCATATAGTATGTTGCGATATTGTCATCATCCAAGAAAGAATAATTAGCCACTGTGGCACCATCTGCAGATGTAATCCTTCCTAACCTATGATCGATCTGAATAATATATTGAGATTCTTCTAGATCTGGATCAATTTTAATAGTGTTCAGTGCTGATGAGTGATCGATTCCTTGATCAATTGCTACATGGCACTGGAACTGCTGGGCTGATGAATATCCATCTATTACTCCGGTTGTTCCTTGAACCACCTTATCTCGTGTATCTTTGTCGACAGCAATCAAATGAAGTCCAGATGAATGTTGTGATGAGTCCTTTGAAATTATATTGATGTTTGTGCCATCTGTGTTGAGCTTGAGTATAGGCAAATAAAGAATATTTGTTCTTGAAATCGTGATCAGCTTACTCTTCATTGTGGAGGTGTTGTTAGTGAACGCCTCTAAGACAGGAGTCTGCAGGATGTCAATATCATAATATGCAGATCCACTATCATGTGTCTTATTGTAAAGTTGATAGTTGATTTCATCATCGCCTAGTGCGAACTTTGCGACATTAAAGCTGCCGTCACCTCTGGCTAATCTCTTTCGCCCTGTATCTGTTAGTACGGCATCTAAAATGATATCGCCAGAATTATCTAAAAAACCCATATTTGTTTCCTCTTTTGTTTAAATAGTACTTCACACATAAATAGTAATTTATCATCATTTATGCTTTAATTACCTCATTCTTTTTGAATGTTACATTAATATCTATTAATTTTCCTGTATTTTTGCTGCGAATACGGAACTTAAAGACTCTATCTGATCCAATAATGTTATCCGTATCAGCAATACCAATCTTCACATCACCATTAACTAGGGTGTCATTTATGTTTTGTAGCTCATCAGATGGAATTTGATATTGTCTAGGTGAAAAACCAATCTTAAGATACTTCTTAAAAGTTTTTGTTTTTTGAAGTGGGGGCTCTGGATCTGCAAAATCTACAATTCTGATCTTCGGATACAATGTTTCTCCTTCCTTGTTCAAAATAAATTCATATATTGGCGAAGGGTTTGAGACATGCCCATGAACATCTTGCGCTCTAAAGATGTAATAGTAGGGCTGGTTTGGTTTGATTGCATCTAAATATGAAGCGGCTGTCATCTTCCTAGGATCACCGGAACTTACAAATTTGTAATATTCGTTGCGAAAATCATCATAACTAACTGGATGTTTTGTTGTTCTGAAGATTTCAAAATCTACTGGATCATCGCTCTCAAAAAGTATTGGATTTCGCTTGTCTCCGATCGTTTCTGCTATTCCTTGAGCAGCATACTGATCTTCAAAAGTATGCACCCAGTCAGAATCGTTAATTATAATTGGCACAGCAACTTTCTGATCGATCATTTGATTCAAGAGAATTAAAACTTTATTATCTATCCCTCGGTATGTCAATAACTCAACATCTGGTGCAATTGGCGGAGAATCTAAAATAAGAAGAGTCTCTTCATAATAAGCAGATTCCAAAAAGATACATGTCTTGGCTGTGGCTGGAAATTGTTGGAAAAGATGCCACGGCTTTACAATTCCATTAATGACACGAATTCGATAGATGAAGTTGCCTCTATAATAAATTTGACTATCATAATATCTAAACTCCAAAAGATCATCATAATTGAAAAAATATTTTACGGCTACTATTTTCCCATTTGGTATAGTTTCGTGCAACAGCACTTTCTCTAATCTAAAGGCGACAGGAAAAATATGGTTATCCGGACATCGTTCAAAGAAATTTTCAACTTTTTGTATAAAAATTTGTTGTTGGATAAAATTCTCAAAATATTCACAATCTTCTACTGGCGATCCAGTGCTGGATTGAGTGTTATTGTAATTTCCCGAAGCTATATGATCAAGGAAATCACGGATATTATATCCATATACATCTTCTACTTTGTTTGCTGTGCTGTCGATTGAGTTTATGTGTTCTACGCTTTCTGCACGATTGCTAGAATCTCTTTTGGCTGCTAGGAAGTCAATAAATGCACTTTCTAGCCCATGTTCTTCTAGTAATCCACAAAACTCTGATTTGCGCACACCTGTCATATAAAACTTAACATAAAATGGAAAATTTTCTCTTGTATTATGAGTATCGGCGTAGACACGGGCAGAATCTAAATTTATAAACTCTGGTGGGAGTTCACTGCCGTGGTGATCTTTATATTGCAATATTTGCCCAAAATATTGATCTTGGGCTTGGAGTCCATTTAAGCCATCAAGCACAGCGTGTACATATCTACCCCAACCCTCAAAATATTGTTTACTTAGGCTATCATTTAAAAAAACATCTTGCATTGCCACATCCCAACTCTTAAACATGTTGTCATATGAGCTAGCATATGCCTGATCGACTATATAATCAGGTACTCCATCTTCATTCTCGTCAGTGCGATTGTTTAGAAGCCAGACGTTCAAAGAAGGGAAATAGTTGATTCGGTGGGTGGTATATGCAGTGTTGCCACCCAATATGTTGGGCTGAAAATTTTCAAAATCTCTTGAATAATAGTTATATTCAAAATCTAAATCTGCATAAAGTAATCTTCCACTTTCTGGCTCTAACTCTTTATCTATGTCTGTAGGATCCATCTCGTCTCTTAATAATATGAGGCGATCATTCCTTTCATATGGGGCAGGATAAGTAACTAGCGTATTGGATATACCCATCTGCTGAGCGATGTTATCTGGTAGGACAATGATATAATCGGTGCCATTAATGGTGATGGTGTCTGTCTTTAGTGTATATGTTTTCATACTATTTTCTCATTTTTATACAAATAAATAGAAATATCTAAATAATATTTCCCTATCTGATGGCGCACCTTGTCCGATATGCT